AAAAATGTGAAATGAAACATAAAAACCCCTATACGTTGATGATTTGACCCCGAAACTCCACCTGGTCGTCAGCCCATTTGTGAACTAACTCAGGCCACAAAATCCTACCACCCTTGAATGTCAAGACGGCAAAGCCTGACCTGTGGTTTAATGGGTTGCCTTCTCCGTAGTCAAATTGTGGGCCATACGGCTCCGCAAGGGTTCCGGTGTCTACACCATATCTGTTACCAATGTAATCAGCAAAAGGCGTTACCTTTAGGCTGTGCAAATGGCCTGTCACGATAGACACACCAGCATTTACGGTGTTGTTGTGCGTTGCATGAACGCCGTTTTTGTATCGGTGCTTGATGATGCAGTCTTTGGTAGGCCAAACAGACCATGCGAACTCCCACGCTGGTAAATGGTCTTCTAGCTTGAACCCGTGAACTTCTTTGTATTGTGGAGCCTGCACCGCCAGCTTGTTGGCAAAGCGCGTGTCGTGGTTGCCCCATGTAAACAGTAGCTTGACATTGTGCCGTGCGGCTTTGGCGGTCTCCTCAATCTCGCCTAGATGCGCTTGAACTGCTTTGAGTTCTTCTATTACCGATGGCGTACGCGACCAGCCAAGCGGTGGATGGCGGCTGATTGATGTTCCATCAAATGCGTCGCCATTGCTGATGATGGCGTGTGGCTTGAGTTCTTTGATAGCCCACAGTAAACCACGATATGCGGTGGTGTATTCACCAGGCCAAAAGTGTGCGTCGGAAAAAACAATTACGGTCTGGTCAAGAATGCCAAGGTCTATACGATTGATGGATGTTTGGATAGGCTGCATATAGGCGTAAGGTCTAGCAGCCTCATGGAAACTAACAAGCGGTTGGTTTGTTAGCGCCTCTATTCTTCGCCTGCGCCGATGGGCAGCGCGTTTGTCCATTTTCAAGAATTCAGCTACTTTTTCGGCTGAACCAAATTGATTCCATGCGCTTATAAATTCGCTATGAGAAACCTTAGCTTGCATAATGACTCCGCAAAGTTGCGCGAGACTAGCACAATGTTATTACGCAAGCATTGATTTTGCTGCGGTTTGCACTTGGTCAACACGAATTAGCCAGCCTTTGAGGAATTTCTGCTGGGATGGATTGGTGGTGGCAAGACCTTGATAAAACCGTTGTTTTTGGTCGGCAAAACTATCTAATAGCCGTTGCTTGTTGGTCACGGCAACCTTACCCAATGTGCCGCTGCCAATAACACCATCGTCCACGGCTCCTACACAGCGCTGAAGAAACTTGGCGGCTCGAGCAACACCGGCGTTTACAGCAAAGTCAAACACGGCGTAGTCAATGCCTTTAGGTAGGTCGTCACCTTTGACCTTGTCCCAATACATTTGTCGATAAAATGGCTTGACCGTGTCTTTTGTCAGGGCTTTCATTTCACCTGGCTCAATCGGTCGGCCAAGATATGCGCCCCATGCGCCCGCGGTCACGCCTAAATTTGTTTCGCCGCCTGCATCATCTTTGTCCCAAACGTAGCCGCCTTCTGACTGCATTACCTTGTCAAATGATGCGTCAAAGTTGTCTTTCATTTGGAGGCGACCCCGTTGATTTTCTCAGCGGTACGCATACCACCAAGGCCAAGCATACCCAAGAGCAAAGGCATCATCGTGTTCATGTCCATCTGCGGAAACTTGACGGGATGGCCGTAGATTGCGCTGCCCCATTCGGCAAGAGGGCCAACCACAAATTGAATTGCAAAGCCTGCACCGCAGACCCATCCAATGCCTGGCCGCCAGCCTGATACAAAAACCGACGGATTGGCAGCCTCGGCTTTGTTGATGTCCAACTGTCCAGCAATGATTGACAGTTCGCCAGACTGCTGAAGTTTGAACAATTCTAGTTTTGCGGCAGCAGCTTGGGCAGGGTCAGGCCACAGCCTGTCCATTACCTTGCCACCAATGTCAAGCAATGCGGATACGGGGTCAAGCGCCATTTTCGTCTTTCTCAATGTGAGAGCCTACCTTTAGGCCCGAAAGCCAACCAATCAATCCACCAATGATGGTTTGAAAAGCTGGAGTGATGATTTCAAAGATGGCTTTGTTGTCTACTTCTTTGACAAACAAGCCGTGAATAAGGGCAAGGATAAGTGACAGCACCACAAAACAAAGGGTCGCCGTTACCATATAAGTTACTATCGTTACCAACCGGTCTTTGTCGCTCATTTTGCCCTCTCGTACAATTTTTCTATCTTTGTTCGGATTTTTACGCTGTCAGACGTGCCTAAGATTTGCGCCAAATTGCTGTAAATGAGTCCAAGACTTTCTTTAGTGCAGTACGGGCCTGATTCATCAAGCCAATCAAGTATTCTTTCATATCGTTCCTTTGGGTTGGTTGTAGATGCAATATTGACAAAATCAGAAACGCTGCACTCGGGGCGCAGGGTTGCGGCCGAAACCAACGATAGCAAAAATATGGCAAAAAACCATTTCATTTAAAATGAGTTAAAAGCGAATAACTCATGCTTCCCATGCCCATAATCATTGTGCCCGCAAACCACATAATGACTTTTTCTAATCGGTCAAGACGCATTTGAATTTGGGCATAACGCTCGGCGCAAACGGCTTCATGGCTGTTGAGTTTTGCAAGCGTATCGTCCATGTTAGGCTTTCTGAATAAACGCCAAGGCGTAGTAGGTTGGTAAATTTGTTCCAACGCTCGAGGTCACCGAACTGGTGAATCCACCGGTGTTGCCGACTGAGTAGGTGTTACCCGCACCAACAACAAAGGAATCTTTGAGGTTAGGCGTGCCGTTTGTACCGTCGCAGAGATAGTAACCCGATGGGATTGACCCAATAGACCCCGACCACATAATGATTCCACCCGATGGCACGGCGCTGACCGATGGGCTTGTTCCGATGATTCCATAAAGGTTATCGTAGGTTTGGATTGTGACATTTGCGCTAGTGGTGAGGACAAACTTGTAATTCGTGCCCGACGTGAGCCATATCTCTTGCGGTGGCCGACCATCCGTTCCAAGCTGAATAGGGTTGGTGTTTGCAGTCGTGCCCGCCGATGTGGTGTAGGTGGCCGCAGCCGTGGTGCTACCGGCCACATAGGTGTAGATGTACCCACCGTTAAGCGGCTGGCCTGTCGTGGTGAAAAATTGAAACCCGTTGCCGATGGGTGAAAGATTGACGCTCATGTTAGTCCTTGGTTAAACCGCCGTGCGGATTTGTTGCTTCTCTAGCAAAACCTTCTTTGTTCAGTTTGCCCATAAATTGCTTTGCAAGACCAAGAACAGGAATTGACATACCGCCAGTAGCGCCAGCAAGTTTAGCCTCTCCAGCAGTAAGCAATCCTTCTTTTGCCATGTCACCCAACATACTGCTGTATGTGTTGGAATAGTTAAATGTTCCAGTTTTAGGCATACCTATTTTGCTTGTCAGCAAGCCCAATTCGGTAACATCTTGCATTGCTTGTGGCGACAATGATTCTGTTAAAGCAGATTTGTTTTGCTTGTAAAACTTAGCAAATTGTTCAGGCGTGAGATTGCGCTCACTAGCATTGATGGCAGCATTTTTAGCGCGGCTCAGTTCGCCAAATGTTATTGCTTGATGGGCAATGTCATCGGCAGGAATTTCTGCCTTCATGCGCCGAATAGACTCAGGCGTTGCGCTTGACACATATTTATTGTGAAACTTTGCTGCGTTTAGGCTTTCGCCTTGTGCCGATGCGTCGGCAGCATCTGCCGCCTCTTTAACCGCTGCTTTATATGCAGGATTGCCCTTAATCACGCCCATGCGCTCCGCATTTAGTCTACGGGCATTGTCAGCCAATTCTTTAAGCCGTGCAGCCTGGGGCGTGCCTGCTTCTTCTCCAAAGATAGGCAAATTTTCAAGTTCTTGGCGCACAATATAAGCAGCGCCTCGCGCATTGCCATTTGCACTTGAGCGCATTTCGTTTGCCAAATTTGTCCGCAAAGCCTCATAGCTTTCAAATGTTGGATTTTTATAAAAATCTTTCAAGTCAGCTTTAATGCTGTCGGGAAGATGATTTAGCTTTAGCTTTTTAGACAATTCGGAATTGATGTTTTCATCTAGCTTTCCAATGTCAATAGGAAATTGACCGCCGTTTTCATCTTCCAATGCTTTGTAAGCGCTGCTAATTGCATCACGCCGCACTTGGTCTTTTGCGGCCAAGGCGTTTATTTCATGCTGTCCTAGTTCAGATGCGTCGGCGGTTACCGAAATGTCTGGAGCGTGTTTTTGTTTAGCCGTTTCAAATGCGGCTGAAATTTGCGCCGGTTGCTCATTGAAATGATTACCCAATGTAGGCGTTTCACTACGACGATTCCATTCGTTTGCATATTGTTGCGTGTCACCAAGGCGTTGCCCAACGGATAAATTAACGCCATGTTTTTCTTCAAGTGCCCGTGTTTCCAAGGCAGGCAAATGGATTGAATTAATGTCTTTTGAGCCAACAAATTGCTGAAGTTCTAGCGATGCGTTTGCAAGCGCAGCATCCACACTACCGCGCAATGACATTTGAGGCGACACACCAGCAGCACCAACAGAGGCAGGCGCTTCTGCTGCAACAGGCGCAACAAGTTCTTCACCAAATGCACCTGGCAATTGACGCTCTGGTGGAAAGCCTGCGTTTATTTCTACGCGAGGAATTGGTGCGCCTGATGCATCACGATAAACGCCTGATTCATCGGGGGTCAATTCAGCCGGCGGCTTGAACAATGGCGGCTCTGTAGCGGTTGTGTAAGCTGCACCAAAATCAGCGGGGCGAGCAGCAGCTTCGGCGGCAGCTTGCTTTTTGGCAAATTGCGCCTGCACTTGTTGAATGGTTGCATTAGAGGCAGGACGGGGTTGTCCAGCGCGTGAAATCACATTGCCTTTTGCATCAACCACCATTGGCATTGCTTCTCTTGCGGCAGCGACCACAGGCTTTGCAACCATGCCCACAACTTCGGGAATAACAAACGATGCCATCGTTGCAATGTTTCTGACAGATTCAGGTGGAATGCCCGTCTTTGCTGAAATTTGGTCTGCTGTCAAACCTTGATTGACCGCAAAATCTTTTACCGTAGCAATTAGCTGTTGGGGAATAAGGCCAACCGGTTGTTGATAGGCTTTCTCACCGGTAATGCCAAGTGCTTTGCCTGCGGGCTGTCCAATGAATTGTGATAGCTGAGTGCCCATTTGTTCAGCACGCGCAGGGCCAACAAATGGCGTTGCAATGGCTTGAGTAGCTGCACCAGCCGCTACAGGCAAAACGCTGTATGCGGTATCAATACCACCAGCAATGCGTTGTCCAATGTCCCGCTTGGCGTTTTGGATGGTGTTAAACGCATCCATGAAGTGTTTTGCTACAGGCGACGGTGGCGCGGGCGGGCCTCCAGGCGCACCAGTTGCTGCGGGAACTGGCTTATCTATGAAATCAGCCAATGTTCCTGTTGTTGGAGCAGACGCGGCAGGCGCAAAAGCAGCGGCCGTTGGCGCGGCCATCGGTGCAGATGCGCTTGGGATTGGAACTGGTTGACCTCCAATTGCTTGAATTTCACGATTCAATGCGCCTAATTGGGCGGCGGCGGCGGTTGCAGAAGCGGTATCGTTTCGTTGAATGTGCCCCGCCATTTGCTGTGCAATTGCCAAGGCTTGCTGTCTTTTTGATTCAGCAACGCCTTTTAACTCCGCGGCATTATTTGCTTCAACTTCTGCCATTTGTGCGGCAGTTGGTTTGATGCGTTGAATTGTTGATGCCGGTCTAACAGGCGCAGACGATGCAACGGCTTTTGCCGGTTGAACGACAGCCGATGCAACAGTCGGCGCAGGCGGCGCTGCTGGCGGTGCAGGCGCAGCAGCAGGGGCATCTAAATAATCAGCTAATGTGCTCATTTAATTATTCCCAATGCTTTGGCGCGGTCACGTTTTTGCAACAACTCCGCTTTTCTAGCAGGCGACATGGTTCGCATTACTTGCGCCGCATCTTCTTGGTTCATTTGCGTAAAAAACAACGGGTCTGCCGCAGCGTTCCATTGACGCAAACGCTGTTGGTAAGCGGTAGGGTCACCAGCAACAGGTTCCAAGAAATGCGCTTTTTCTTCTTTAAATTTTTCTTGCCCATCAAGTTGCTCAATCACTTTTTGATTGCCTGCCAATGTCATGTTGGTACTTGGATTTGCCAATTCAGCAATTGCTCTAGCCGCATCGGTATTCCCACCAACCACTTGAAGCAATTTGCTATTTTTAACCAATTCTTCGGTATTGGTTGTTTCCAATGTATTTGCTGGAATTCCAATTGCTTGAGCCAATTTAGACAAGAATTGTTTTTTGTCTGAGCCAACACCAGTAAACGCAAGCGGCAACGACGCACGAATTTTGTCGTAAACCGACCGTGTGTTAGTCGCTGCATTTGCATCTGCAACTGTGGCGTTCCAATCGCTTCCCGATGTAGTTCCAAGTGCACCTAGTGATGCAGTTGCTGCTGGGCCTATTCCCGTATATTTGCGTTGTCCATTGTCCACCACATAAGCACGACCAGTTTCATCAACGTATTGTTGAGTGGGCGGCAATCCTATTTTGATTCCTGGGCCAGTTGATGTGCCTGGGGCAACGCTTGTCAATGCTTGGTTTGCCGTGGATACTGGAAGAATTTGGTTTCCTGCGCTAACAAGTGAAGATGGCGCATATTTGCTGTTCAATGCGTTAATTAACCCGTCATTGTTTGACCGGATGTAATCAATTAAATGTACCTTTAATGCTTCACCATCAACATTTGGAATTTGACTTACTGCAACATTTATATCCCTAGGCTTTATCCAAGGCAATTGTTCCATGTGATTTGTGATTGCATCAACAACTTTTTGGCGTGTTAAATTTTTATCATCTAACAATTGATAAGCAATGTTAGTCCCGCGTTGAGCAAAATCTGTCATTGTTTTCAATTGCGCTGACCGCGCTTCAGCAGCTGCTCTGTCGGCTTCACTTTGTGCTTTTACTACGGTTGATGGTGCAACTGCTGCGGCAACATCTGCTGCCGTTCCTGCCTGTCTCGATTCCGATGCTATGCGAGCCGCAATATCAAGATTTGTTGCTAATAGTTGTCTAAGTTCTTCAGCAGCTTTTTGTCTTGCAATTGGGTTTAACGCTTGCGTTTGTTCAACTTCAAGTTGCTTGGCTCGCAATGCTAGCGGATTCATTGCTTGCGATTGCTGAACTTCAAGCTGTTTGGCTTGCAAAGTCAATGGATTTAATGCTTGCGCTTGCTTATATTGTTGCGCTTGATTTGCAAGGCTCATCATGTCCGCAAGGGACGTTTGCGGCGTATTGGTTTGATATCCCGTGAAATAATCAGCCATGATTTTTATCCTTTAGACCCGAGCAAAGTCGCCAAATATGCTGTATTTGCAAGGTTAGAAAGCCCTGTAGACGATGCTTGCGATTGTCCTAGCATACTTGCAGCGGTAGCATTAGCAAGACCCGTATTAAGGCCGACTGTTCCCGTGCTGTAGGCTTGTCCAGCCGTGCCTGCGCCGGTGTTGGCAGTCTGTCCTATGCCAGCAATTCCAGCAAGAGAATTGTAAATGCCTGTTCGTTGCAATTGGTAATTGTTAAAAGCATTCTGATACGCATTGCCTGCGTAATTTTGCGTAAACTGATTGAGGCCGGTCAAAGCGTTACCACCTAGTGCACCACCGCCAACATTAGCCGCACGTTGATTGGCCTGTTGGCCTTGTTGCAACATGAAATCGTAGTTCGGAGCCAAACCAGCTTGTAGGTCTGCCGCATTGAATTGATGCGTCAAATACGGGGTCATGCCCGAAAGTTGATTTATTGCGCCAACGCCTGCGGCCTGATAAGGCGCTTGATAACCAAGCTGCTGGTTGTAGATGTTGCTCAACGTACCTTGTGATGCTGCTGTGGCTGCTTGTTGTGCGCCAAGTCCTGCTTGCATTGCCTCACGGGTTGCAGCGGAGTTATAAAGTCCTGTTGCGCCAATTCCTAAAGCAGCAAGCTGAGTTGCCGTAAGCCCAAATGCGCCTCCAGCAGCTGCTCCTGCACTAGCTGCTCCTGCTCCTGCGCCAGCGGCGCCTGCTGCACCAGTTAATGCCGCAGTATTTCCAACGGCAGCCATATCAGCAAGTGATGACCCTGCACCTACAGTACCTTGCGCGGCAGCAGCAGCTTCGCTTGATAAACCACCTTGGGCAGCCATTTGTGCGCCAACAGAACCAGGAGACATTCCTGCTGCCACGGATTCGTTAGGGAATGCTGTAACTGCTGTTCCTGCGGCCCCACCACCGCCCACGGCCGTACTTGCAGCTTCACCGCCGCCACTCATTGCAGATAGGCCGCCACTTAAATCAGCAATTGGTGTGCTAGTGCCAGCGGCGGCGGCAGCCGCATCAGTTGACAATGCTCCTTGAGCAGCCATTTGCGCTCCAACAGAACCTGGTGCTGTTCCCGTAGCAACGGCTTCATTAGGGAATGAAGATATTGCTGTTGTTCCTGCGCTTCCACCGCTTTCAGCTGCATTAACAATTTGCGCTTCACTACCTCCATTAGCAGCAGCCTCTTCTGCTACGCTTAAATCAATACCATTAAATCCAGCAGTAAGTTGACCCGCACCATAAGATGTAACTAATGTTTCAACAGCCTTTTCAAGATTCCCGCCAGTTTGCGAATATTTGTTTGCAGCAAGAAATGATGCTGTTGCGGCGGGAGGAACACCATACGCAGCGGCAACAGCTGTAATTGCGGCTTCTAAATAAGGACTATTAGAAATTGTCTTTGCCGCTGTAGTTAATTCTTGATTAACTGTTTTTTCTATAGGTTGCAATACCTTAGTTGCCTCTGCGCTGACTGTTTCAGCAGCATGGCTAACGGTATCACTAGCCGTTTTAATTACTTGACTTACTGCGCCCATTACAACCTCACTAAAAATTTATAGGTTCGATATTCCCCATCGTCAATTTTTTCTGACTCGTAAGGGTACTTGGAATGCACCAAAAGCGTCGTGATTTTGGGGTTGTCGTAATAGGTAACGGCGTACTTGTAACCCTTTTCTGACATTTTATCAAAGAACGCATTGCAATTTTTGACCAAGTTTTCAGCTCTGTCGCCATTCATGGCGTGAAATTCGACCCCATTGTCCACGTCATGTGCAAGAAAAAGCGTGTTGTCCTCGCGGTACAACTTATATTTCCCGCGCAACGCATCCATCAGCCCATCGTAGTATTGTTGGGCGGTAATGGTTTTCTTAGGGTAGTTCTTCCCCAAGTCAGCAGCAAGAATTTCTTGTACGGTTTTCATAAGTTGTAGTACGGAATCTTGTACGCATTTCCGTTTACGGTCACATTGATAAACCCAACTGGATTAGCGGGCAAAGTCGCAGAGCCTGCGGTGGCCGTTGTAGCCGATGAAAAATTGAGCAAATTCAAAAAGAACTGCTGCCATGAACGGGTTGGCCGGTTAGTCGTCTTATCCAAAAACTCAGCTTGTGGATAAGGGTTGATTTGCTGGGTGTTTGAGAGTGCCATTAGTTTTCTCCTGCGCTCATTTTCAAGTTGGCAGAGATGATGACCGCATTCACGGGGTCGGTGATAGACACTTCAAAGACTCTATCCCGCGCCTGTCCAAGCCTGCGCCATATAGCACGATTGCGATATTTACCTAGTTGGCCGATGGTGACCCAATATTCTTTTGACCAAGTGGAGCCGCCATCATTAGACCAACGCAACATAGCCTGTGGATAAGTTGTGGTGATTGTGTTGTTAACCGTACTTTGAATTCCAATAACGTATGTCTCTAGCGCCCCAATTGTGAAAGTTGCATCTGGGTAAATGTAATAAGGCGAATTGACATAAGTCGCCTGGGCAACTGTGGATAGACCCGTTGTTCCTACGCCTGGCTGGAATTGAATTTGCAATTCTTCAAAATACTGGCGTTGCAAGTCTGTGGTCAGGTGGGGCGCACGGCGCAATCTACGGACGTTTTGGCCGTTGTCGGTGTAGTTCTTTTTGTCAAGTTCGTATATACAACCATTTGCATAATCGCCAACCAACACCATGCCTTGAAAGACCGCGCAGCAGTTTCCGCGATGGCGGCTGTATGTGCCATCATCTTCTGTGTATAGCCACTTGTGCCACATCTGAGTCGTAAAGTCGTATGCCCATGTCAGATTAAGCGTGGGAAATGTGCAAACGTAGACTTCGTGGCCTTCAAGCTGGTACGTCCAAGCAATCGCGTCATCAATGTATTGGTTGGTGATGGAATTCTCTACGGCGTGGGTAGAAATGCGCTGCGGGATGTACCCGCTCATCTGCATCACTTGCGCTTGGCCGCGATTGTTCCGCGACACATAAGCAAACGATGGGCCAAGGCGAGCCACGGAAAACTGCGCCGCAATGCCCTGTTGGGTAGATGTGCCTGGAATGCGCTGAAACGGGAACTGAACCGCGCCTACATCTGTCCACACTTCGGACGATGCTTCACCCATCAAATAGACTTCGCGGTGGTCAACAATGAGCGCCACCAACTTGTCAGGTGACCCGTCTTTTAGCGAATAGGATGTGCTTGGCGAAATGGGCGATAACAGATTGGATGCGCCCCAAAGCTGTGTGCCTGGGTCGTTGTAAACAAAGTAGTTATCCACAATGTCAACAGAATTTGCACCGCTAAACGCGCCATCACTTGATGGCAAAACGCTGAAATTCAGCGCATACATGGTTTGACCTACCGCAATTGTTAGTGAATTGCTGATGGTGTATGTACCCGTGCCACCGGAGCCGCTTCCAAACGCGGTAACGATTGTGCCCGCCGTAACGCCTGCGCCTTGGATTGTTTGCCCAAGGTAAATCGTGCCCGACGCAACTGCGCTGACGGTCATCGTTGTGCCCGCTACTGTAGCCGTGAATCGAGCGCCGACTGCGGTGCTGCTCAAAGACCGCGCAGAAACGGTTTGCGATGTATTGAGGGTGTATGTACCTATCCCACCTGTCCCCGTTCCCAAAGCCGTAATAACAGTCTCGGCGGTCACGCCCACGCCGGTTAGACTTTGGTTAGCCGTAATCGTGCCTGAACTAATGGCGGTAACGGTAAGAGTTGTGCCCGAAACAGAGCCGGTGAAAAGTGCATTAGTTGGCGTGGAAATGCGCCAGGTGTACCGATAAGCCCCGTCCACAATGTAGGCGTTAATGCCGTTGTCGGTAATGCCAACACGCCCTGTAGACGAATTGAGCGTGCCGACAATGGTCGGTGTTAGGTTAGATGTGAAAACATAAACATAAAACCCGCAGACCGCAATCATTTGCGACCCGCCAGACAATGTGCGGAGGCCGCGCACTTCGGCGCTATTCAGTACGGTCTGTAAGGTTAGCCCTGGAGTTGGGTAAAGCGCAACAATGCCCCGTGTACCAGGCTGCTTGAGTGGGTCAATCTCGGGAAAGAAATTGATGCACTCTTGCGATTCCTGATAAATCGACGGTGCTTCGTAGGATGGGCCAACAAAACCAAAATCGGGCATTTATGGCCTTATCTAAAGAAACCGCCGCTCAAAATCCAGCCCGCGTCTTTACTGCGGCCAACCAATAGCGCATCGGCATATCGAGCGACCGGCGGCGGCTTCATGTTTGTGCGTTTGATTGTGGCTTTGCCTTGTGCGGCAAACTTCATAATCATGGCAATTTGGGTCTGGCTTGCCTTGCCATACATCGGCATAAGGCGCTCGGCCAAACACCAGCGTAACGCCATTGTGTAGCCTTGCGGAAGCGTGATGTTGTCGTATAGGCTGGTGTAGTTGCTAAAAATTGTGTCAGCAAAAATGTGCATCTCGCCTTGACCAGGATTCGGCCATAGGAAAAGATTGCCAAGCGTTTCAGTCGGCTGGTAGTAAAGCGCCTTGGGCCACGGGCCGTTAAGCGTCTTCAAGCCAATCATTTCGTACTCTTCAACATTCAACACCGCAACCGGATAATCAAGGCCGCCATTGGTTATAGGCTGACCGTTGGATGTGGTGTTAATTCGCACAAACGCCGAATTGATGACCAAAGGACGCTGATAATAGGCATTGATTGTGGTGGACGATACATTCTGCGAGATGTTGAGCGTGTACGTTCCAGCTTCATTGATGTTTCCACCCGCGCCGGTTTGAAACGCCAAAATCTTAGTTCCGTCCGTAATTCCCGTGCCAGTTAGGGTTTGCCCTAATGCGATTGCGCCTGACGTGATGGCCGTGACCGTTAGGGTTGTCCCTGATATTGAGCCGGTAAAGACTGCGCCAACCTGACCGCCTGGGCCAATGGTGTATTGGGTTTGACCTGACGTAACGGGGAAGATGATTTCCGTCTTGTAGAACGTCATCATGTCCTCGTTAGACCATTGGTCAATGAGGTCGCTCAACATTTCAAACGCATCTTGCGCCGCATCGGGCGTAGGCGTTTCACCGGCCTCTAAAGCGCCAATGTCCTTAAGTGCGCGAGAAATGATGTCAATCGGGGCTGTCATGTCTGCTCCAGGGTAAACACTTGCGGTTTCCAAGGAGGCACAACAGAATTCGACTTACGCGCCAGTTGTTCCTCTAACGCCGATTTTATAACATTTATCCCGTCTTTGTAAGACTCAGCTTCAATCCAGCCCGCAACCATTGCCTCGGTCACATCCACAAAAGGCGTTTTTAAGGTTGGTTCGTTAAAGTACCAGTTGCCTTCAGTCTCTACTGATTCATTGTCTACTTGGGCTGTCACATGGTATTTCGCATGAGTAATTAGCCCATCTATAGCAGAAATATCAAGAATGTTCCATGTAAAATTTGCCATTTTATTTAATTTAAAAATTATAATTTGATAGCTTTTAATTCATCAAGATTTGTCGCAATATCAACCAATTTAGTAATATCACGCAATCTTTGTTTTTCAGAAATAATGGATGAAGTGTCTGCGTTAATTTCTAATGCACGTTGAAACGCTACATCTTGCGCCGCAAGCAATGGCTCACGTTCTGCCCGCAAACGAATTTTTGTCAGATTTTTGGCTTTTTCAAAATTGATAGTAATCATGCCTGATACTCCCATGCGTCAAAAAATGTATGGTCTTTTGGCAAATCAGAATAATTAACAATTTTATAAGGTTTGCCCATTGGAACATCTTTATTGGCAATTTCTTCAATTGTTAACCCACATTCTAGCGCAGGAATTACCAAAGCTACGCTACCATTATCGTTTGGATAAATAATAACTTGATTCATAATTTTCCTTATCTAATAAATGCAACATATGCCTGAGTAAAGTCTCTGGGGCTTGCGGTGTAATCATTTGTTTGAATCTGGCAAACTGTTGTTGTTTTGTTTGTGGGCGCACCATATTGAGTAGTAGTAACCACGGCTCCAACAAAAGAGGCATTACCCGCGCCGCCACCACCAGCTATACCAAAATATGCCGCATAGTTAGCATCTGGGAATGTAAAAGAAAAATTTACTGTGTAATTACCCGTGCTGTTTTTTGTAATTGATGTAATGCCTCCAGAAGCATTGATTGTTGCTGGTGATGTATTTCCATTAAATGTTGCCCATGCTCGGCAACCATACACCGTTGAAACAGACCCATACCCAGAGTTAAGTTGAAAATTTTGATTTGTATCTAAAATAACTCCTGTTGTCCCCGCGCTTTTTAATGTTAATGCAGTAGCAGATGCTGAAGTAATTGAATTTGCGGTAAGAGTTGTTCCATCAAACAATAAATTAGCAGAATCAGTTTCAAGACCTCCTGTCGTTGAATATACAACTCGGCCTGATGTTAATGCTGTATTTGTTAAAGTAGAAAATTTACCCGCAGCAGGAGTGCTGCCGCCAATTGCCGGTGGATTTGCAAAATATGATGTAAAACCAGCGCCTGAAACGGTGCTAGATGCGCTTAATGTTGTAAATGCCCCGCTGTTGGCAGTTACCGACCCGATTGTTCCTGGTGCGGTGTAAATGCTTGATGCAAGCATTGTGCTTGATACAGTCCCCGTATCGCCGGTGGTGACCATTGTTCCCGTAGTAGCGGGCACAGCAATATCAAATGTGGACGCAGTGCTAGGGCCATTTAAATTTATTTGGCCACCAGCGGGCGATTGAAAAACTAAAGTAGACATAATTTATACCTTTTTATTACTGCTCTTGTTTTATCCAAGACAAAGATGCTTCGTCCCAAGTGTAATGCCCGTCAAGAGGCATAGCAGTTGGAGCATCCCATAGGCAAGTGTCTTCGTTCAGCGTCCAGCTTGCGTAGGGCTTGGGTGGAATAAAAGCGTCACGGTTACGGTCATAGGTATATCCAATACCTGCGTAATTTTTACGCAGTGGAGTACCGCCATTTGCATGAACGCCACCATGGGTGTTGTAGCTAGTTTGAATCCATTCGCCAGGGCTTGTGTCCACAAATGTTTGAAAAAACTCAGGTTCAGCCACAATGACTTGAACCACTTTGCCGTCTGTTACTTTTGCAAAATGTGCCATGTTTTTAAGCCGTATATGTGCCGCTAGATGTAAAGGTGTGAATTGTGTTTCCACCAGAAGATGTTACCGTGCCACCTGTACCACGTTGAGAGCCAGCGTAGCTAATGATGACAACGCCTGAGCCGCCATTGCCTCCCGTTGTGCCTCCGCTGTTAGCACCACCGCCACCGCCACCGCCAGTATTTGCTGTTCCGGAAACTCCATTTGCGCCGCCAAATACACCGCCAGTACCACCGCCGCCTGTACCGCCAGCGCCATTTGTAGTTCCGTTAATTCCACCTGCGCCGCCGCCACCTGCGTAGTAAACAGAAGAACCGGAAATAGATGACGTAAGACCAACCCCGCCTGCGCCAGATGTGCTGCTTGTTCCAGCAGTACCAACTGCACCAGCACCACCGCCACCGCCAGTACCAAAATTAGCGCTGCCAAAACTTGCGCCACCGGCATTTCCTTGACCAGCCGTTCCTGCGCCACCGGCAAAACCAGGCGCGCCAGCACCTCCACCACCGCCTGAACCGCCAGCCGTACCAGCGGATGCGCTTGAACCACTAGCACCACCAGCTATTGCCGTAATGCCGGCAAAAACGGAATTATTGCCACTTGTTCCTACAGTAATACTTCCAGTTCCACCGGCTCCAACAGTAACCGCATATGCTGTTCCAACAGCTAAGGTTAATGCATTTCCAGTCAACATACCGCCTGCACCGCCACCGCCGCTTGCTATTCCTGCGCCGCCACCGCCAGCTACAACTAAATAATTAACTGTATATCCGGTTAAAAGTGACGCCCAATATGTTCCGTTGTATTCTTCAACCGCTGTTTTTGTGCTGTTAAAACGAATCATCCCAGTTGCAGCAGTAGGTTGTTGTGCTGTAGTGCCAACAGGCAATGTCAATGCACCTGTACTGTTTAACGTGACATTTTGGCTGGTGTCTACAGTAACTGCCGTGCTTCCATTAGTTGCAACAGTTACCGCGCCATTAGATGATGCTATTGAAACATTGGATGTTCCATTAGCGATAGATGTTTGAGTTCCACCGCCAGATGCGGCAATCGTAATTGCTCCGCTTGCATTAGTAATGCTAATCCCAGAACCAGCAGTCAATGTGGTACGGGTAAACCCTGTGCCATCTCCAATGTCCAATGCGCCATTGGCTGGCGTGGTTGTAAGCCCCGTGCCGCCATTAGCAACAGCGACCGTTCCCGTTACGTTTGCTGCATTACCACCAATGGAAAGGCTAGAAGCCGTGCCGGTCAATCCTGTGCCAGCACCCGCAAACGATGTTGCACTCAAAACGCCCGTGCTAGGTACAAAACTTAGCTTAGTTGATGCTGTTTTTTGTGGCAAATTGCCGGTGGTTGTCGTTACCCAAGTTGGATAAACAGACGTTGCTGTCGTTGTGTCGTCAGTAATCGCCGTGTTTGTGGCGTTTGTAGCCGTAGTCGCCGATATTGCGGTGCTTGCGTTGCCGGTCAGCGCTCCAACAAATGTCGTGCTGGTGACCGAGGTTAGCCCCGCAATTGTGGTGACCGTACCGCCCAAGCTGACCGCAGTCGAGCCGATGGTGATGGACGAATTGGTCAGCGCCGCATTAGGGATGTTGGTCAAAGATGCGCCCGAACCGCTAAACGTGGTGGCAGCCAATAGTCCGGTGCTAGGCGTGTATTGCAGTTTAGTGGAACTGGTGTATTCCGTGGAAATTGTGCCGCTGGTTTGGTTTGCAAACAATGGATAACGCACCGACGCGGTTGTCGTATCGTCCGTTACCGTTATGGATGCCGATGCCGTAGACCATGTCGGAGTGCCCGAGCCAGCCGAGGTTAAGACTTGCCCAGAAGTGCCTGCCGCAGTAAACGCATAAGCCGTACCCGTGCCGTACGCCACCGCGCCCGCAGTCGGAGTTGTTGTAGCATTTGTGCCCCCGTTTGCAATTGCAAGTGTTCCTACCACGCTACCAGCCAAGACATAAGAATTGGATTGGCTAACGTAAATCGCCCCATTGGGGCTGTTGGCATATGCAACAACACCAATCTTAACGGGATACCCCGTCGGCGGGTAGGTGTTCATTAGCTGACCAGCAGAGTACGGGCTTACATAAACCGTATCCCCGACCGTCATGGAGCCAATGCTCAAACCATTGATTAGACCGGCAATGACCACATAACCGGCTGTCGCGCTAGGAATGTCCTGATTTGCCAATCCGATAGCGTTTCCTGTGGTTTGCGTATCTGCTTTTGCCAATGCCACCAAAGGATAGGTAAATCCGCTAGAAGTTGACGTAATGTAGACCGGTGCGCCACGGGAAATTGTGCTTCCGGTGTTGTTGTAAACCTTTAGTTGAGTCTCTTGGCCGACGTGGATTGTGTTGTTCGTTACGTCATTAAAGTAAGACAGCGCTTTTTGCGTGGAGTCATACCAAACCCGACCTTCCGCATAGCTTGGCGCAGACGTTGATGTAAACACGCCGTAATTGCTGACGGTTGGGTTAGCTAGGGTGACTGCGGTCAGCGTGGATGCCGTAGCGCCAAGCGCAATTGACGTGCTGCCAATGGTCAGGCTTGAGTTAAGCAGGCCGCCATTGGGGATACCGGTAATGTTTGTGCCGGTCAGCGTCGGTGTCGTGGAATAGCTTGGCGTTACCCCACCTACAAGTACGCCTGTGCCCGTTCCAAGGAATGTCGTTGACCCTGCGCTTGTCTGATAGGGAATAGACCCTGCTGCGCCGCCTGCAAGGTTTGTGGCCGTTGTAGCGGTAGTGGCCGACCCTGCCGTAGTTGCTGACCCTGCGGTGGTCGCATAAGTCGCGGTGGCCGCATTGCCGTTAATCGAGCCGCTAATCGTGTTCGTGACTGACAGGCTAGTGGAACTGAGCGTGGTAAACGCGCCGGTAGATGGCGTGATATTGCCGACCGGAGTGTTATTTAGCGAGTTAATCGTGACCGAAACACCGGTAATTGAGCCGCCAGTGATGTTGACGTTGTTGGATGCGAAATTGTTAAATGTCGCTAGTCCGGTGCTTGAGATTGTCGTGAAAACGCCCGTCGATGGGGTCGTTGAGCCAATTGGGGATGCGTCAATCGTGCTGCCGACAATCGTGTCTGAATTGATAGGAGGGGAGAAAAACTCCCCGCCTGGGCCTACTAAGCCGACACAAACGCCCGTCTCACTAAAGATGCCCTGCACGGGCACGATATTGATAGTTTGCGTAAGTGCGGCAGAGGTCATTTTTCAAGGGGCAAAGCCCCGCCCTTTACGATTGGTCTGCCACAGGTGTGACGTACACAAGAGATGGGCCAGCCGCCGCGCCAATTGCTCGGACATAAAACGGCGTGGTAGGCACAGCAAGAACGATAGGCGAAGTCATGCCCGCGGGCAAAACGTAATCGCCATTTGTTCCGCTTGTAGGCAAAACAGCAGCGCCCACACTAGAGTCGCCCCATTTAACGGCAACAACCACCGAGCCAGTATTCAAAAAACTTGCGTAATTGACTTGGTCGTTAGTGCTGTCATCAATGAGGGTAGCCGATGTGGACGAAGCCGTTACCGACAGAGCAACGGTTTGCCCTGCTGTACGGATAACGGATGTGCTTGCCATGATTAGGCCGCATTCACAGGAACAGGGCCCTCAACACGGTGAACTTTGACATAGTAAGTTCCAGCCGCTGGCGTGATTGCAGTTGCGCCGCCCGATGTATTTTGAAAATTGATAGTCAAACTGTTGTCGGTCACCACATCGGCATTAGAAACAATCACGTCCTTGGTTTGTGTTCCGTTAAATTGCAACACGGTCACAATATCGGTAGATTTCAAACCAGGGATTGCAAACGACTGCAAAGATTGAGTCGATGCGGTAGTCAAAGCGGCAGGAGTTAGCGACGGGCCCATAACAAACTGTTCCAGAATGTTGCCCCGAGAAAGAGTCGTAGAAGACATGGTTTTCCTTTAGTAGAGGATGATTGAATTGTAGCCTAAAAGTAAAAAGCCGCCCACCGAGAATCCCCAGTAGGCGGCTCCAATTGTCTTCCCCGCTTATGGCAGGAAAGTCAAATCGTAACCGTAAACAAATACGTCACAAGTCGCGGCAATCGTAGTACCCACGTTAACATAAATGTTGGTGGGGTTAGAAATGGCGGTGTTGGGATTTGTTGCATCGGTCAGCGTCACATAAGGGCCACCGGTATTGCTAGTCAAAGCAGCGGTAGTCAAAATGGTCGAACCTGTTGCGCCTGGGCCGGTGTATGCACCAACAGTAGCGGTAGCAATAGTGGTCGTGGAACCGCTAGAGTTAAGGCCATTGGTGATGATAACTTTGGTGGGCACAAATTTGCTCACATCCAAAACCACCATCGCGGTATCACCGGCGACGGACAAGTTAACGGATTGTGCGGAGGCAATCAAACGCAACGCTTGGTTTGTAGCCAAGTTTTGGGGATGATTGCTGACTGTGGTTGCTGGGCCTGGATTTGCCATGATGTTTACTCCTTAAAGTTAAGC